CGTACCGGTGTCTCCTCCGATTCCAATACTCTGTAGTGCGCTCTTAAGACCCGGAATATCATTAACTATCTGGTTGGCCATAACCGTGAATGTACGACCAATAGTATTCCAGGCCGTTACAAAGGCCCCTTGGATAGTCGTTGCTAAATCGTATAGGTCGTCTCCGATCTCTTTGTTTATTTCCAAAAGTTGAGGCCTTAACGTGGTCTGCATACCCTCGATGATGCCTTTAACAATTGAGATGCCTATATCAGTCCAGTTGTGACCATCTGCTCCTCCAGCACCTAATATGGCAAGTATGCCGTTTCCAATCCAGGTTCCTATCTGTTTGCCGAGATCCTCACCACCCGCCGTTCCCCAAGCCATGACGACTGAGTTAACCCATTCACCAATCTTCCAAACAGTACTAATCAGGGTCTGAATTCCGGTCCCTATCCAGCCACCTATCTTTAAACCCAGTTCTTGAGCACCTCCTGCCCAAGCTAGTACCTTGGCTTCTATCCATTGTCCAATCATCGTAGCCGTCTGGATTACTATTCGGATACCTTCAGTAATACCGTCGCCTATTATCTTACCTACAGCATTCCAGTCCCTATTTCGGAATGCCTTATCTAAGTCCTGAGCAAACTTGAGGACTTTATCAAGGACCGGCGATAATGCTGGTTCTATGGCATCTCCAAAAGAAAGAACAGCATCTTTAAGAGAATTGAAAATGTTTCCTACTTTAGTCCAGATCTCTTGGGCTTTCTCGCCGAGATCCTTTTGTTTATCAGCGGCTATTTGGGTGTTATCTCCAAGAGTCCTAAGAGCACCATTGTAGTTATTGGTAGAATCTCCGAGAGCCATTAAGGCCTTGACGCCACGGGTACCAAAGAGTTCGGTAGCTGCCTGAAGAGCTTGGGTATCTCCAGCATTGGCTCTAAGGTTTGCTCCTAACTTAATCAGAGTGCCTACATAATCTTTATCCAGATCGGCCTTGATTTGTTCTCCGGTTTCTCCGAATACGCGACCTATATCACCCAGTTTTTGTTGGGCCGTGATCGCCGCATCTGTAAACGCCGGTCCTATTTTTTTCGTACCGGCCGTCATTTCATTTTGTTTAGAAGTATAAGAATCTATGTTTTTTATTAATGTATTAGTTCCTGTATAAATTGATTGGATGGCGTCAGTGCCGTCTATGCCCGCTTTCTGGAATGTTGCTCCTAGGGCCTCGGCCTGGGTGTCTGTAACGCCCACCAGTTGCCCAAGAGGCCCAAATGCAGCAACAAAATTGAGTGTGGTTTGTTCGTCGGCTCCTAGTGAATCCTTGAGGGCTATGGCGCCATCGTTAAGTTTCATTAGGCCAGGCGCGCCTTCACCCCAAACTTTGCCAATTGTCTTATCCAAGTCTGCCAATTCAGTATTAGACGCTCCACTAACCTGGGACAGTTCGGCCACGTTCTTAGTAAGACTATTCAAGCCTTCCGGAGTCTTTGCTATTTGCGCTAAAGAGGTTGATACGGCATCTAGACTTTCGCGGGATTGGTTAAACTGGGTTGATAGATCTCGATTGGCATCGGTAACTTGTTTGAGTGCATCACCAGTTAGACCGCTGGCTCGTTCCAGGTTATACATCTCTTCCTGGAAGTCGGCAACTGATTTAATGCCAGCAACAGACAGAGCGGCCAAAGAAGCGGCTGCTACCTCTAATCCAGTTTTAACACTAGACCCGATCTTAAGAGCAGTCGCCTCGATAGATCCAGCCGCGCTTTCAAAAGCACCTTTTGCAGATGCAAGAGCAGACTCAAAACTGGAACTGTCTAGACCGATTTTGGCGTAAGCCGCTCCGATTTCTTCACTTGGCATTTAAAACCTCTAAGTATTATTAAAATCTAAGGAACAAACATACCAACTTGGTTAGCCTGTCGCCTCATTTCTTTATCGTGGTCTATCTGTTGCAATTGTTGTTTCTTTGTTTGCGTTGGCTTGAATTGGGGAAACTTCTTAGGATTGTTTATGGCCGTACCAACCAATGCCGCCAAAGTATGAATCTCTAGATATCTTTCTTCGAGATTGGTTTGATGACCTTCGATTTTGGCGTTAATCTCCAAGGGGGTTAGATCCCAAAAGTCTGATGGAGATAACCCCAACGTACCTATACAGAATCTTTCGGGTTCTGAGAAGTCATAGCATAGGTCTTCTTTTCTTCTTTCCTTTCTTCTCTCGCCCGAATCTTCGCTTTCTCTATCTTGACCAACTGGTCCATCTCGGCTTTCTCCGCTGCTTCCTTGTTCTTCGCTTGCAACTTTTTTAGGTCAATACCTCTGGCCAGATTTAAAGCTTCGATTGCAGCAGATTTGAAATCTATGAGTTTCGTACCATCGTCGGGTTCTCCGGAGTTCATATAAGATTCATATAACTCGTCGATATCTGAAGATTTGGCTCCCGACCCATCATGTTCAAGTCCTTTAGACCAGATCCAGAGCATGAAATCAAAATCTAGGTCTAAGAAACCAATGAGAAGGTCTAGAGGGATCTTATCTTTCGGAGTGAAATTCAGACCCGATCTAGAATTTATGAGTCTTAATCCAACTTCTCCTATTTTCTTTCCAGCCAGTTCTTCTATAGACCGAATCGATTTAGCACCATACCGCAGGCGAATTTCTCGGTCTCCAATCAATACAATTTTGTCCATATTGTTCTCTCCCTTGAATTTATGTACCTACCTGGAAAGAAAGTGCCAGGAAGGGGCTTAAGTAAATTATAATAATAAAATCGTCTCAGGGAGAGGTTCTCGGCTCTAAGAGCTTCATTGAACCCCTCTGTTCATACGGTGTGGTACTTCAGACGTCCTATTCCCTGTAATGTTAAATCGGATTCCATGATAGAATCCAGTTTAGCATCCAAAGGTACGCCCACTAATTGACATACTCCTGAGATCATCTCCAGGGACCCGGTCGTAGTATCCAAATATCCCCGGAATAAGATCTTGTTTCCAATGTTATCGAAGTCGGTTTGTAGGTCGCGACCGCCTGAGAAATGGGTATGAGACTTGGCGTTTACCAACCCGGACCCGGCATTAACACCACCTGCAAACAGAGCGGTCGTCTTAGCATTTACGACGCCCGACCCGTCATTTGCGGTTGCGTTCTCGACAGTTACAATATCCCGTATCGCCTGGGTGGCTTCTGCCGCTCTCATGACTTGTAATGCTGTGGAAGTGGCGACACTAGACCCGTTCGTAGCCACATGGACCGAAATCGTTGGGCTTGAATAGGTGACAGTCAAAGGCGTGTTGACTCCAGCTACTAGATATTCGATGTATTTGGAGTTGCCTGCGGTTCCTGGAACTTTCCAGGTCCATTTGATATCTGAGTTAGCGGCAGTGCAATCCACTACCTTAAAGGCGTTCACTGAAGCATCTTTGTATTCTAAATCTACTAAAGCAGCAAGAACGGGATCGGCATCTACATGAGCCTTGATAGCTGCTGCGGTGCTCGTTGGTGTGGTGCCAGTGGTACCTACTGTTACGGTAAACTCTTTAGTTCCCGCGTCGTAGGCTACTTGGAGGGTCGCATTGTTTCCAACAGTATAGTTTATAGCTCGTAGGTTACCATTCGCACCCCATTCTTTCAAAATCCAGTACATGTCGGAATAGTCGGCAGTGCAATCTACTAGAATCCAAGCCTTCCCATAGAAGAAATGTCTCTGAGCCGTTCCCTGCCAATCCATTAAGGTCTTGACATAAGATTTCCAGATAGTTGGATTATTTAGTTCTGCTGGGAAACAAGTTATCTCTTTTGTGTCTGCCTTAGGATTCAGGCTGAACCCATAACAGCCTCCCAGAGCTTCCGGAGTGAACCAATAGACATCTGCTGTCACAGCTCCGGTGGTCCAAGTTGAAAACGTCGCAAACCCAGACGCATAATCTATCTCAGAAGGCGCGATGACATTTCCGCCGCAATGGAATACTGGAACGTGTGCCGTGTCCCACCAAGATTTTGTTCTGTCGGTGATATAGAATTCGGTAGTCGAGCCGACTTCTGTCATGGCTTCGCCTGAAGCAGCAGTACTCGATCCCGAATTTATGAATAGGGCGGCATACTGGCCGCTTTTAGCTGCCATGTCACCCTCTAAGTATATCCACCGAGTTGCAGGCCATTCAGGTCCTGGAGTTGAACTCCAACGCTCATACCTTCGCCCTGGACTCCGTCTAACTTAACATTTATCGGGAACGAAGTGCAGACACAATCAGCATAGAGGTAATGGGTACCATCCTGATAGAATCTGATCTCGGCAACGGTGTTGCTTGAGTTGAACAGAGTCCAAAGAGCCGCCTGACCAGCATCAGAGAGGTTCAGGTACTTGAACGTTAAAGTTCCCTTAGCGTCTCGGAGGGTGGTTATATACTGTTTCCAGAGAGTATCGTTTGTGGTCTTGCTTACAGTGACATCCTTTGAGTCAACTGTGTTAGCAAAACTCCACCCGTCTACTCCATCGATGAACGTTTCGGTTTGCAACACACCGCCCGCGTATGGGGTGATCGTTACTTTCATTGTCTGGCCGGACTTAGGGCCAGCCGTTAGAGCTGTCATATTCTTTAATCATCTCCTTCATTGATTATATTTTTAGATCGATCTAATACCTCAGGAGTTAACCTTCATTGGCGATTATTATTAAATTAATAAATTAGTGATAACATAAACCATTTATATAAAGTCTATGCATACCGATTTATACATTTTATTTATCTAAATCTTTATCTAAATCTCCGCAACTTTCGTGTATTTATACAATATTGTATGAATCACAAAACAGTTTGTGAATCATAGATAATAATATATTATTCACAAAAAGATATTATTTTTCTATATGTTTCTGGACATAAAAAGCCAGTTTGGGAGATAGTTCTTTGACATTATCTCCAATAAAACCTGCTTTTCCCACAGGATGATGAATAGAACGGTCCAGTTCATTCTTCAGGATGTAACTCGAAGATTCACCTCCACCACCAACGTAAATGCATTTATTAGCATCATCGCGTTCCTCTCCAAGAGAGCCACGCATGACACCTGTTTTAACTGGTGAATCCTTGAAAGCAGCAGGATGCCATTCTACTTTAGCCCACTCCTCAAGTCCGTCTATAGCTTTGGTGATAATGGATTTCTTGAATTTGGAATCATCCCACTGATAAGTCATTTTTTCACCAAAATAGTTCCGCAGGTACAATTAGATGTGAGTATACCATTGCAGATGAGGAACGTACTTATACTTTCAATGTCATATACATAACCATGAAAAGGCTTGATCTTGATGTCGATTATATCTTGAAACTCTATCAGTCCGGGATGTCCGTTAAAGGCATATCCAAAGAAATCGGACATGATCGGTGTGTGGTTAACCGAGTGTTGAGAGAGCAAGGGGTTATTGTCCGTGGGATCAAAGAGGCATCCATTCTTGCCATGTCTCAAACGAGCCCGGAAGAAAGGAGAAGACGCTCGGAGGCCGCTCATATTGCCAAACGTGGAGTCCCCAATTCCTTTGAGCATAAATGCAAACTCGCTATCACACGAGAGAGACGGCTTACTTCTGCAATGGCCGACGAGGTATTTCTTTGTAACTGCCTTATCAATCGCGGTTTGAAATGCGTCCTCCAAAAAGCCATCGGACCTTATAATATTGACGTTGTCATTATCGATCCCCCCATTGCTATTGAGATCTTCGGAGGGAATTGGCATAGTACCGGTAGACATGCCCAACGATATCGAGAGCGCATTAAATACATTATCGATTGTGGGTACACACTGGTTATCATCTGGACCAGTCGAGCTTGTCCTTTGGGGATTGGGGCAATAGATTATTTGGTCGCCCTTTCTAAGAAGATTGGCGGCGGCAAAACCAAGAGGAGTAAGGAAAAGATGATCAGGGGTAACGGAGATTTGTGCTCCGCCAGATATAGTAAGCTCAATGGAGTTCCCGGTAAAAAGGTGACGTATCATCGCGATCCCACCACCGGGCGCTATACACCGAGTACCTGGGAGTAGACAATGAGGATGTAAGGGAGGCCCATCTAAGTCGCCTTCTGGAGTACTGAATGTATCTCCGATCTCAGCAGTTTCGCCATTCATATCCTGACATTCATCACACATATTCGGTAGACCAGATACAACCCATTCCTGCTCATATTCTCCTGGATCTATGACACCACGAGAGACAGCGTTCTCGTTAGAAATCCGTCGGCCATTATTGCAAGCCATCATGCTTTCGGTTCGACCGATCATGTTGGCCCGATAGTTTAGGAGCCTATCAGCATATTTTGCCCTCATATCAGCGGCTAGACCATCGTCTGTTCCAGCTATCATCAACTGTTCATAATAGTTCTGGACCGCTACAACATGCTGAGGCAACAACCCTATATTCTCTTTAATCAGGGCCCGCTGTTCTTGGATCGTTAGTCCTTCTTGGAATGCCCTAAGCTTGATTTGTCGAATATTTTGTAATTGGGTGGAATTGAGATACTTGATTTGGTCGGTCGCGTATTTTTGTATCCAGGCTTCGGCTTCCGGAGAACGCAAGTCAAACTTAACCCCCATACCTACCAGTTTGCCAATTTCTTCTAATTGGCCTTCTCCAGCATCATAGAACGCCAATTTAATCTGAGGTTCGGGATCAAAAGGCTTGATCTTGATAGTCCTTGTCTTTTGCTCTTGAGCTGCCCAATCTTCATAAGCCTTTGATATCTTCGCGGCCCACTTGAGGCCAAATTTCTCCACGGGATTTGTAGCCATAGAAATCTATTTACCCTCACAGGATCGAATGAAATACATGCAGGGGAAAAAAATACTTGTTCCAATAAGTGCTTTTGATGGCAATTTTAAATTAGGATCGGATGGAAGAATATGGCTACATTCTATTAGGGATCTAACGCAAAAAGAACAAAATGAGTATGATGATTACATGCGAACCTTAGCAGCTTCAAAATTAACCGAGAATCGGTAAGCCGGACCGCCATCCATATCCAAGTCTGCTTGAATCGTGAGATCATCGGGTTGTGATCTTGTGGTCTTACTAATTATATAACCAGTGGGATTATTTTCATCTAACCATTGCCTGATAGCTTCGCACCGAGCAAAAGCATTGAAGGGATCGGTGTATCTTACCTGAACCTGGAAATTTGGGGTATCGATAGCTTGAGGAGTATTATCCGTACCAGCATACCTGATAGGTCCCATGCCCGGATAACCTGTTAGACCCCCACCCGCCGGAAATATGGCGACACAATTGACTACATCAAGAGGGAACAGAATAGGATAGATAGGCAGATCCTGGCCTGGCATGTCCGCCAAAAGGTTAGCCACATCCTCGATAATAGTTACCATTCAATAATCCTCATAATATTGGTATTCGGCCATTGATTATTGGCAATGGAATAGCGAAATAAGAATCGTCTTTCTCAAAAGATACTATTGATAAACCGTGTTGCCAATTCGATATTCCATCAATCCAATCGGGTTCTAAGTCACAAAGACAGCCGTTCTCAATCCAGGTATATTTTCCAGATCTCTCGCGAGCATAGATCTGGGCCAGTCGATGTGTATGACCCGAAACTCCAGACATGCCTTCCGCAGCCAATTCGCGCCGCGCTGTCATTCCTGCTTCTTTACTTACAAGGTTTCCGTGCTTGAACAGGAAGTTACGATAAACAAAGAAATCCATGTACTCAATTTTGTATCTATCTAGCTTGAGTAGAGTAGGGATAGCGAGCGCATCTAGACCCGCAAGAGCTTGCGCATGAGACCACAGATACCTTCTTAAACGGTCTAGATGGTTGCTCTTAAGCAGGATTATACGTGCATCTGGACAAGTCTCTCGGAGGATACGACAATAATCGGATACGTGATATAGTTCGTGTTGTAGGCCATCAATCCGTTCTGGATCTTTATCAAACCTAGATAATGAATAAAAATCGTGCATTTCATGAATAATTAGGATTTGGGGTTGGATTTTCTTAGTGAATTCTAGAGCGGCATTTATAGCCTCAACGTCATGATATGGAATATGCCAATCTGTTAACGAAATTATATTAAACTTATTTTCGAAACAATCTCTGTTATCTCGGAGTTTAATGAGTGGATGATCCTTCCCAGACTTAAAGCTGGTAGAATTGGCATGATGAATTGTGTAGCCTCCGGATACTAGATGTTAAGTTGTTAAGTTGGGCTTGTTCCTTCGGAATTGTCCAATTTCTCCGTAATCATATTTTCCAAGAGTTCCGCGAAAGTTCTGGAATTCCAGTGCTTTCGAAGCCGGTTTATGGACAAGTTCTTCTTTTTCTACGTTAGTGACTATCGCAGTGTGATATATTTCACCAAACATATAATATATGGCAATGTCTCCACGTTCTATTTTTGATGAATCAATGGGATAACTATTTTTATCAAGAAGCGTTTTCATCTCAATATCAGATACAAATCGCAAATCCTGAAACCATCCACATATAAAGGCAACTAACCCGAAACAATTATAATTGTCCATATGAATAAAATCGTTTCAAATCATTGCCTCTTGGATTATCGTAACCAGATCTTCCCGGTTCGCACGAGTAAGGATATTACAAAGATTGATAGCCTGATTGCGCGAGTATCGTTTGTTAGATTTAGGATTGCTGAATATATCGAGCATCACACGCGCGCGTTTATCGAGATCGTTGACAAATATTTCGTAAGGTTTGGTGATTGTGATAAGACTCTCGAAGTCCGTGCTAGTGCTGCATTCTTCATATTCATCCTCTTCTATATTTTTCCAGGGTCTATCAAATTCCATCATAAATAACCATCCGGGGGTTTTTCTGCTTGAGGTGTAGTTTTCATACTCAGGAAATCCTGAAGTGAATAAGGATATTCTCGATCTATTACCATATAGGGTATATCTCTGGCAGTACAAACCTCATTGTGATCTTCATAACAAGTAATCAAGGCTATACCAACCATTTCTTTTGTAAGATCATCTACTAGAACATGATAAGCATCGGCTTCGACAAAATCCAGGTCGCCGATCTTAACCGAGAACCTTCTCAGTTCGATATCAATTTTTCTCATGATTGGGGTTGCTCCATAGATCCTATAAGGTCCAAATATTTGGAACGTTTAAAACGGCTACCTATCTCTATCACCTGGTCGTTCTTGAGAACCACGAAAGCGTATTTTACGTCTGATCTTCGCAGATAATCCCCCAATTGATAATAAGCATCGTTGACCATCTTATCCCCCTAGAATATTAGATGTATAATCCCGACTAATAAATATAGAATAAATAATATTACCAAAATAGATACAACGATTTTCCATCCAGGCAAGTTGACCATAGTTTAACCCCGTCTTAGATATTCAGACACAAATAATAATATAATGGCGGCATTTATTGCCCATAAAACTTTTACTTGCATATGGACACTACTTATTTCACCTTTGATCATTACTCTACAACTATCACCGGTCATAAAGGTGGCCGCTTGTAATCTCAAATCTTCTCTATATTGGTTTGTCTGCTCGAAATGATTATCAACAGCATGTTTTGCTTCTGCAATCAACCCCTCCGACTTCTTATATTCAGCCCTCAGAGCTAAGCTCTCTAATCTAATCTTGTCCAGTTCGAGCTTAGTTTTTTCCTCCAGGTTGGCTAATTTGAGTTGAATATAATCGCAAAGCTGGACGTTGATAGTCTGAGGATATCTCGTTGGCGAATCGTGGGGATAGTCTTCCATAGAAGCAAGCCCTTAGCCTTTGATTTCTGGAGGTTCCGCCCAAAGAGCAAGCTGTTTCAGCAATAACACAAGTAATGCACAAAGCATTAAGATTGTGTTTCCATTAATGTTAAGTCCGAACTGAGCCAAGAATGCAATCACTAGATTGATTGCAGTCGGGTCGATCATACCGCCAAGAGCCAAGATAAACATGACTATAGCAGCTATGTAGTGTCTATATCCGTCAAGAAACATTTAATTCGCCTCATCTAAATATATCTAATTGACTCGATTAAGAGTAACAAAAGCATAAATGCGAACGCCCAAGTCAAGAGCGTTGCGAATTTCATGATCTTGTAACTTCTATGTAAGCATCCGTTCTGTACGGAATCTTAGCAATACCTCGCCAGACTATCCAATATCCTGTACCAGTTTTTAGAACGGAAGCATGTTTTGAATCGGTAGAGAGGAAAGTACCCGACGGAGTCTTTATAGAGAAGGTGAAAACCTGAGCACTCGGATAGACTCCGAACGGCATGGATGGTTGATAAGCTTTGGTGGTCAGGATGACTTTTTGATCTGGTAGCACTTCGCTAAACTGATAAGACCCAGTTGGTCTACTCAGAGTCCTGGCAGAAAAAGTTTTATTGTCAGAAACCGGAGGAGGCGTAGGGCCGGGTCCCGGTGCCGGAGAAGCGTTCACCATTGCCGTATACCAGGGATAAGATGTACCCATGCCAGCTTCTGCTGCTACAGTATAATCTATTCGGAAGAACCCAGATTCGCCCCATGACGTGCCCCAAGAGTTCTTGACTATCCAATACTGACCCGGATCATTATAGCCTACAATACAAAGAGCATGACCACCCGCGACATCTCCAGAATATGTATTGATAATGCCGCCATCATAGTAGAACCAGTTTTGCTCCCAATCAACGCCCGTAACTATTGGCCCGTTCTGAAGAGCTTCTTTTGGAGATTTGGTAGTTGACCAGCCAGTGATATAATTCCGGTCTTTGCATGTGCCTGAATCATAACAGTTCTGTGTCTCTATGCCCACGTTTTTAGCTGTGGCATAAGCTCCTTTATTGCCGGCTCCTTCGAAGTTCCAACCATTAGCACACGATCCACCATGAGAGAAGAACTCCATCTCGGCCAGATCTGGTGTGGGTTTGTTTGAGTTAGCAGCTATCTCCTCCATAGACTCAATCTGAGCTACAACAGCATGAGCCACACACGAACCGCAACTACCCTGATCCTTGACAGGGGTTACGCGAGTACCATTAGCAGTGTTCCGCCAATCAATTGAAGCCGGAAGACCCGACTCATGAAGGTTATACGACAACGAGAGGGGATGATCAGCGCGTTCTAGACCCATCGAAGGCAGTGGTTGTCCGTCCCAAGCATAAGGATTCATGCTCCAAGTAGCGAAAGTGTCCTCGGTAAGTTGGGCATTACTGCCAGTGGCGCCAACAACCGCCAATAGCAATAATGCTATAACAAAAAGGTGTTTAGGAATGCTCATAGTTTAGACTCCCAGAGAGCCAGATCGAAATGGATACAATCGGCATAGACCTTCCAAGCATCGTTTAGGTCTGCCGTCTCATAGGTGAACCGACCGCCGTCACTCCAAGACATGGGCCAATAAACCACTTCGTATTGAGCTATACCTTTACCATCTAAGACACGACTGCAATACATCTGGCCTTCAATGTCTGGATCGAAATGCTGGACATTGGGGATCATGAACCTTGAATCTCCGGGTATCGCCATTGGTTCTGCTTTCACGACCCACATAGACTGTCGGGCAACGGGCACCGGATAAGGTTTTAGGTTGTTGGCATCATTAAAGAATTTTATGAATTCTTCTTTAACGGGCACTTTCACATTATAGCCAGTATATTTAGCACAGGCTTTTGGGTATTCGGTTTGTAGTGTCATTTAATTTAACCTCGTTTATTCAGTTATAATTCAAAATCAAAAAATAATGGGTTGGACCGTAATTAAACGGTCGCCCTCTGTTTTCCACATAGCTTGTTCAGGATGACTACAACCTCGTCCGTAGGTTCAATGTAGAGATCGTAGACCCTCAACATGATCCTGGCAGCTCGCTTGTTAGCTTCCTTGGCAAAATCTCCGCCTACCGGAATCCTGGAACCATCCTTTACGCTTTCGCGAGTGTTGTTCACGAAATCCTGGAGCATGTCCACTAGGTCAAGAACGCCCTTAAGATCGTTCAAGACTATCTCTCTTTCATCACTTTTTGCATCGGGTATTTGTGTATCTTTTACCATTTATTTACATCTCCTATATAGGATGATTATTATTATTGTATAGAATCACAAATCAGTTTTCGTCTAATTGGTCGACTATTAAGTTTCTCCTGACAGATTGACATCAGGTAACGAATGTCGGCCTCTGACCAAGAGTTCATTACCTGTCGCCAATCGACGTCAGTAATTTGCATATATTCCCTAAACAAACGATATACTCACGTCTGCAACCGCAATATTTCGGTCTGCGGTTGTTGGCCCCATAGTTGAGAAGTATATTCTGGGCGTACTACCATCAACGAAACAAGCCCGATAGATACAAGACGGACTCCAGGTTATTCCAGGTGTCGTCGGTGTGATGATTGGTACAGAGTTAACCTTTTGGTATGACTCGAAATCATCTATCCAAAATTCGTATAACTGTTCTGCACCCGTTCCGGTTCCTGATAATTGCTGCGCTACCAGCCCAAATATTCGGCCATGATAATTGAATATGGTTGGGTGCCAGAAGTTCATACCTAGACTTGTTCCAAACCCATAATCAGAATATCCAATAGTTTTAGGTATAGACCAGTTGAGTCCATCTTTACTATAAGCTATCTGCGAATCGGCTATAGTGCCCTGATTTCTATAAAGCAAATACCATAAGCCGTCTTTGATAATTATGGCAGGAGACGCCGGCTGAGAAGTACTGATACATATCTCTTCATCACCTACTACCATTCCGGAAGATATAGACCGTCGGCATAAGTTAGTCTGAGAAGAATTAATATAATGAACATAATACAAATATAAGCTTCCATTCCAATAAACTAATTCGGTATCTGAATTGTGTTGTGGGGTCCCCGGATCTGGATCTAATGGGTTCGAAATGCCCGCAGGAACTACCCAAGTATAGCCGTCGGTTGATGCTAGAATACATGGATTCTCTTGGGTATCGTTAGCATAGGGCGTGAACCCCATCCACCAATCATACCCTCCGAACGCTGCACCTCCAGGTCTATAAAGTACTGAAGGATGTACTGCTCTCCCGGTTCCATCGGGTGTTGTAATCGTGAGGAGTTGGATGTTACCAATGGTAAAATGAAGTTGGCCCATTGTAGGTCTAACGGTCGCCAATGATTTTGCCGATGCCAACGACCTAGCACTTGATGCTGTTCTCGTGGTTCTTTTTTGTCTTAAATTGTAGACCCCGTTAAATGGGTAAACATCACCATTAATTATTTGGACTAGCTCGGATGCAGTGAGTACTCTGTTCCAAATGCCAAGATGACTTAATAACATTGAAGGATATGTAGCATACGCTCCTTTCCCCACTCGGAGAGTATTTGTATCTGGTGCAGCTTGTGGCGTTCCAACCCAATTAGCATTGGTATAAGTAATAGATGTGCCAGTCACACTGGTATAATTGCCTCTTTTGCCTGCCAACCCCATTTTTAGAGTTGACCCCATAACAAGCCAAAATATAACAGGAGAATAATTGGCATTTCTATTTCCAGTTAAATCTCCAGCTATATGATTAGAACCATCTGCCGCCATTTGAAATTTCAGATCAGACCCATGTAAATAAATTTGCCAGCCAATACCACCTGTAGAAAAATTTCCTAAAAGGATTAAATCGGCGGTTGCCGTCGTTCCTAATAGAGATCCATGAAACATAAGAGACATCGGATAATAATTGTAATAATTGGCAGAAAGCAAATATCGTGATAGTCCTGTCTTGAAATCGGCTGCTTTCCCATGTTCATCGTACTTGTATGATGTAGAACCTCCGGTCTCTGCTAAAATTGCACCAGAAATTAGATCAACACGGTTGCCACTAACCTCATCTAATTTCCAGTATGCTTGTAATCCATCCAGTAGTGTCATTTTGACACCTCATAGGTTTAGCGGTTGGACTCTACATGTATAGGTAGCGGTATCTTCGTCTTCGGTGGCAACAATTTTTATGTAATCTGGTATGCCTTTGAACACAAATCCTTTGCTTGCATTTGTCTGATAACTCATCAAAGTCATAGTTCCGGTGTTAGCCATTTCGTACCAATCTATGAAAGTTCCGCCCGATGATAAACAGCCTTGGATTTTAGTCGTCCAGAGTTTGACTTGGACTGAAATAGCAACTTCTACCAAAACGGCATTGAATCCTCGGCAGTCTATCTCTGTGCTGGTTGTTGTTGCCGTTATTGCGCTATGAGCAGTTGTAACAGATCCTTTAGATCTTTTGGCTTCATCAATAGAATCGGATGCAGCGGATAACCCGGTAGCAAGACTTACCCACATAGCGCCATTTGCATCTACTATGAAAGGAATATAGTCGCCCGCCGTCCCGGCTAGTGGGGTTGCGGTGTCTTGTCGTACACCAAGCATCATGACGCCGGTATCGCCCGAAGTATGGGCAGCATCTTCTGCTTTTCCTAGATCCGTTGCAGCAACTCCAGGAATTTGTTCAGTTGTTTTAACTTTAAGAGTCATTTAAACCTCCCCTCTCCAGCATACGATATCAGTAGAAGTGCCAATAACGTAAATGGTGTTTATATCTACGTTCATCAATACCAACTCTCCGATATCCGGAAGAGGAAAACCAGTAGTCGTTAGGACTCCAGTTAATCCAACAAAAACAGGACTGCCTATTGGAGTGTTCGGGCTGTTTGCTATTGACAATCGTTTATAAACTTGTGCCCCCGCGTGTAATGCTTTCTGATTAGCGTCTGATAACGTGGTCTGCCCAGTTGCAATGACACGCGCCGTAGCATCAACGCCCGCCATTGTAGCCAGATATCCTTTTATTTGTGTTAACGTATCAACCCATTTTCCCATTTAAATCAACCTCATATATTTTATTTAAAATATACACCGGTCGCCTAGGCCGGCATAGGTTTTTATCTTACTAGATAAGTATAAAATTCGCTGATGCCACCCAGATTGGGGTTATCCTCAACTTTTACTATGGTGTGATCAATAGAATTGCACCGGATGATGTCACCTACCGACATTAAAGTCTTGCAGAATACTTGATCATCTGCCTTAGTCCAGGTTCCCTCAGCATTCCAGAAACCGCTTTGGTAAGCTTCTAGCCTGATCATAATAGGAGTAAGAGTCTCGCCTTGAATAGGGGCTCCTGCTGCATCCAGGCAAGTTATAGTTATAGTACAATCCAAGTTGGCGGTCGTGATCGTTGGTAATGCAGAAAGAACAGTCGTGGTGGTCTTGGTTCCCGCTATCACATAAGTCAGCGTTTCTGATCCATTAACTGTGATCGTTCCTGCGCAATCTGTACCAGACGCGGTTATTTTCAATCTAAAAGGAATGGAAGGAGCCGTACTAGTAATAACTAATGAAGATGCAGATGTTCCAGAGAATAAGGTATAATTGCCTTTAACAATCTTATAAGCCGATTGGTTCAAATAATTTTCGATCATACAGCCTCATACAATTAAAGGCGACATCTCAAGATACACTTCTATGTAATCGTATGCCTCTTGACTATGTAACCCAACAGTTTGCGGTTCTGATTGGGTTGGTCCGAACGTCTCTGAGAGTTTACCGATCGAAAAATGGGTCACTCCCTGGTTCTGTAAGTCCTGCCTCTTCATATTGTCATTCGACGAATAATATTGATATAATGCTATAGCTTCCTCACAACAGGCGCTCAAAATATCGTCGGGAACATCAGTTGAAACATATCCATACCCGTACGGGTCAACCAGGATATTAGTTATGCCCCAAGGATAAATCTCTTCGTTTGATAAGAAATATTTACGCGGAAACTGACGCACCTGAGTACCCAAAAGTTTCATGCCTTGATAGTTTAATCTATCAATGGTAGCGGTGGCCTTCTGACAATACCATTCTTGTGAAGTGGCAGCCAATGCCTTCAAGGCTATAGCGGCTGCTCTAGGGTCGCCACCTATATAAGACTCTAGGATCGTGTCACTCAAAACGTAAGAACTGGTAAAGTCAGTCATTTAATCCTCTATTTACCACCTTTCTTTTTCGGTTCTGATTCGATCTTTACCGCTTTTCCCCGTGCTAACAATTGTTGTGCTACAGCATCAGGAAAAGACCAAGTTTCGCCGGGAGAGAGTAATATCATTTCTCTCCCGGTAATTTTTATGTCCATTAAACCAATCCTTAAGTCCAAGTTCCAACTCTGGAAATGACCAGCCATTCAGCAGGAGCCGCAAACAGTCTCAGTACAGAGTATTGGGAGGCGTTCGTGAGTGTGGTGGCCCCGTTAATAGTCTCTGCTCCTTCACCATCTACTACGACATTGTTACCAGGCGTTGAACCAAGGATTATAGATATCTGGCGGCCCTGGTTATCTGCCAATGTAGGCAATGTAATAGTTGTAGTCGCCCCACATACGCCGGTAACAACCACATCATTGTCTGTGTCTAGGATAGTCCAGTTTGCTGTTTTGGCCAATTGGCGGCTAAATCTTGCGCCGTGGGTGAACTTCTTCCCAGCAATGACGGTAGTATCTCCGCTTAGCGTGTTCACGCCAGTTGTGGTCTTGGTGATACCAGTTCCGGCCGACATATCGAGTACGGAATCTCCCGCCTCACATTTGATGTCATAGCCTGCCGCCACATCAAGATCGTGAGATATGGTAGCAGCGGTGGCGCTCACGCCGGCGGTAAGCGTTCCATTTACGGCTAGATTCCCCTTGATGGTGACATCACCTGGGTTGGTGAATCCAACATTGGCCCCTAATTTTGGTGTCATTTTTGTTACCTCAAAAAGTTATGAAGGGGCCTTAAGCTATGGTCAAGCCGTAAATGGCCGCGTGGTGACTTTCCTCGCCATAATCTAGACCAAACTGAGCATACAACTGATACCTGTCAGCGGCCCCGAGTCTGCCGAGCTGCTCCAAGAATATCGCACCCTTGCCAGGTACTTCTAGACCGGCCAGCCTAATTTCATCCATCTCAACGCAAACCAACGCTGTGGCAAGCATCTTCGGATCAAACACCACGGGTATTATGCCGAAATCGGTTTCAATTCTCTCAACCGCCGTGCCACCGAGTCCAGAGCCGGGAGCTGCCACAGGAGACCACCCATACAGACTAGACAGTTTCTGTTTCTGCCAAGAGCCGCAGAATATTACCGGATTAGTGAAAGGTGCTCCACTGTTTGCCATGTCGGCGACCATAGTGTCAACCATAGCTGTGGTTAGTGCAGCCGTTCCGCCATTAACTAAGTTAGTCTGAATAGCACCATTTGTACCAGTTCCAATTAGTCCACGGGTTGCAGCAGACGAAGTACTGTTAGTCCTTGCAGCATAGACGCCTTGGAACAAAGAAAACTCAGTATCGACGGCCAACTGCTTAAGAGCCATCTCGGTCTGGAAATCTAGTTCGATCTTCTTGGCGAAATCCTCGTTTGCATAAGCCAGACCAGACATAGCGTTTTTATCTGACATCTTAGCATAAGATACTGACACGCCACGCCACATGGTCTGGATTACGTTATAGGCCTGTGCCTTGACATAAGTCTCAGGAGTTGGGTTTCCTGCAATCGCCGTATCTTCTGATACCACAGTTTGAGCCGCTGTCTCCAAGCTAGCATAAACGCTAACAGGGAAATTGAACCCTATAACTGGACGGTAACCGTTCAGATTACCAAGCATACTCAGCATGGGAGTCTGGTTGGCTCCCAGTACGAAAAACGCACCTAGATAGTTCGGCGCGTTATCAGTTTGCGTAACCGCAGCTACATTAGCCATAAATTAAATCACCTTTATTTAAGTTCCTCTTTGCATAAGTTCTCTATTCAATGAGATAAGTTGTTTAGCCAGATCCCGCCTTTCCTTAGACGAAACCTTTGGATCCTTTAAAGCCAAATTGATAGTAGATATCTGTTCGGCCAGAGTCGGATCTTTGAGGGATTGCCCCCCGGTTTGGGTGCCCGTACCCAACGATTTCTTGGCGGGAAATCTCTTTTTCCATTTTTCTATTTCCTGAGGTATGGAATCCTCATCACCAGGCATAAGATCAAGAATATCTGAAAGAACCCAACCTTCAGTCAACCCAAGATTCGCGCCTTCTAGTGCCGATCTCTTCTTGTCCCGAAGATCTCTAGCACTTAAAGCCGCTTCTTTCTCGGATAGAACTTTCTCAATCTCCGAAAGTCGTTTAGCTGCCTTTTCCGTGTCTGACAGTTTTTCGGCTTCGAGCTTCTTGAGTTTTTCGGCTGCCGTCTTCAGATCTTTGTAATCAGCATACTTCTTTTTCTCTCTGTCCAAGCGATCCTGAACAATTGCATCCAGTTCGGCTTGTGTGAATGTCTTTGATTCCTGCGTTGGTTCTATTGCAGTATCCTTATTTTCCTCCACCGTCTTCCCTGGAGTTTGGGCTATGGTTTTACCATCCATTTGAATTTCAGTCATAAAATCACCGCAACTTATAGGCTTGCGTAACCTGTTATTATAATTAAAAAATGATTAAAAATATCTAAATTTTGTGGTTGTCATTAGGTCCGACGAACGGACGGCCTCTTTTATCATTAACAACGCGATTTTCGTCTCTGTTCACTACTCTTCCATCCTCGAACGGTCCAGCCGGGTAGTTTTCGTTACTGTTCATAAGTTTTTCGTCCATTGCACGATCATGGAAATATTGCTTAATAACGTTCTCAAGTGTTACTAAAAATGTCCCTTCATCCAATGCTTCAGAAGTGGCAGCTACATCCACCGCGTCATTCAGGAGCGACTTTATAGCCGAAACGTCGATTTCGTCCTTATATACATCAGATCTGATTGGATAGTTTTCGCCGTTGACTACAGTTCCGTCCCTGTTTACAGTTCCGTCTCTGTTTACAGTTCCGTCCCTGTTTACTTTCATGCGACCTTCTTTCTCATCAACAATTCCATCTTTGCCATCAATGGTGGCATCCATTCTATCTACTTTCTTCATATTAGCCATCTAATCACCTATTTTTTCTTTGATTTGCCCGCTTTGTTCATAGCGATTGCTACTGCTTGAGCTTTAGGGCGACCAGCCTTAATTTCTGTAGCTATATTGGCAGAAATTGCCTTCTTTGAAGATCCTTTTTTAAGGGGCATTTGTGTCTTGGACTCCTTTGGGAGTTGTGCTTTGGTTTGTAGGCGCAATCGGGTTTCCAATGTTACCGCCAATACCATTTTCGGCGTTCCTTATCTCATTCATTTCTTGTTTGATCTCATCGTCGTCTATCCCGTGATCTCTCATTAGACCTTCAGCACTTCGGGCCTTCGCAACCACGAGATTGGCAACATACCTGGACTCTTCTTCAGCAAGTTTTGGCAACCCGTCGTCCCATTTGATGTATATGCCATCAGGATCAACACCAATCAATCTTAGAGCAATGGACAAACATTGATCCACCGCCCAATCCAGCTCCTCACGAAGTCTTGTAACTTTTTCAAGCAAAGGACTCATGCTCAACCGCCAAGCGGTTCCGGATTTGTCGGCCTTTCCGGCTTCCATCGCAGTTGCTGCCATTGGTAACTCAAGTAAATTATGAATATCTTCTTTGAACCGTTTGATCTCTTCTTCGGCTTGAACAACACCATCAAATGTTGGACTTAAGTAATGAATATCAGGAGCAGTCATGTGAGGATCATGCTTATAAGTGAATATGCGACCACCTGCCCGGAACTGTTGCTTACCAGTAATAATATTCTTTTCTGTGAATCCCTGAGGAGCAACCATGTTTAGGTCAGCGTGTTTGTCCAAGATCCTGGATATCTGAGAATACCTCATGATCATTGATTTCAGGATGCCTTCAAGGTCGCCTTCAATAGACCCACGTCCATAAATGTCATCAGAGGTACGAATGTTGTGGCATGTTATAACCATGAACTCACCCAAGGGATTATCTTCAACATCCTTAAGACCGGGATAATCGTCCTGAAAATCATCTAAATCCTGAAGATCTCCCAAGTTATATGGATTATCAAGCGGCGTACCATCGTACATTACTGCCCGAACACCAGAGTGCTCCAGTTCATAAATACGGTGACCGATCTCTGTTTCGCTATGGATCTCAACATACAAGAAATGTTTCTTTTCTTCTTTAATCATTTTTCGGAATATGTGGAACAGGATATGATACTGAATATCGCGAATAGCACCAAGTTTAACTATAGGTATCCAACTAGAAGGACTATTGGCCTGAATTTGAACCTCGCCCTCATCGTCTTTGTAAACCTTGAAAATGCCATCACCAAGGGCGTCCATATCAAACAGCACTTCTTTTATTACTTGCCTGAAATTAGTTCGTTTGACCAGAACATCTAGCGACTCTTGCCTAGCATCTTGCACTTTTGGATAACCAAACGGAGACGTAGGATCAAGCGTAACATCTTTCGATGTCTTAACTTTTGGAAACCCAAACTGTGGAGGTTCACCTATCATCAGATCCGCAGTCTTCTTAAGTGCTAGCCAAGGCAAACCAAGATAAACTTTAAGTGCGCGTTTATTATCTTCTCTTAAGAATCTTAGTTCATCGCCCCATAACTGATTGTATTGATTCGCCCTGATCTTTTTGGCTATATCATACCTAGCAAATCGATCTCTTTCACTTGCTGGCGGCCAACTTTTGCCTTTAACAAACAGTGACTCAAGATCGGTTGCCGGCCCGATTTCACCCTTGGATAACAATGATTCAGAATCGATAATCATGAAGCCGTCACATAATGAGTAGCAATATATTCTAAGTTCGTATGCATCGATTCATAACATGTAGCACACAAATACATGTTACCTTCTAATGAAGTTTTGATATTATGTTGATCCTCTAATTTCAATTCTATTATAGCTATGCCTTCGGGTGGGTCGACCTTGATATAAGCACCACAGAATAGGCATATGACCTCATTTTTGTCAATCATGATTCAGGAATACCTCATTACACGCATGGTTAGGTATCGTAGTGCGTCGAGTCCGTGGTCCATTGACTTTATTGGCACATCTTCGCCCAAAAGCTGTTTCTTTGGATCCCAAACATAAGCAGAATATTCGTCCATTAGGACAGGACATAATGCCCGAAAAATCTTGATCTTTCCTGTAGCCAAGGACGTAGCCAAAGTCCTAATGCCTTCTAATACTGGGTTAACTGCATATCCGATATCTAAATCTGGATAATCTTGCCTTGTTTGAACAATAAATGAAGTTGCGGAAGGATCGATATCTAGGAAATCGGGTATTATTTCCTTTCCGCCCCATTCCATAAAAGTACCTAAATCTTTGCTTAGTTCACTATCTGATTTCTGTCTCATCTCTTTGGTAGAATCCCATCGCCACTCCTTGAGAACATACCATATGTCATCCGATCGTCCAGCGAGAAGATAATGGCAAGGATTAGTTATACCATAATCTACTGCTATAGCAAACGAGTCAAACGAATTGGGAACTTTCGAAACACAAAATATGTCTTCTGGGACATCATAAACGCTTCCTTCGGCCATGACGAATTCGCCGAGGATGAAACGCTTATACCAAAGGCCCACATACTGTTTTTTGATAGCTTCAATAAAACCTGGATCTAAAGCGGTATTGTCCTCCAGAGTGAAATGCCAATACTTAAGACTAACTTCTTGGGCACGATCTATGAAATTCTTCTTGATATAATGAGCAGGCGAATCTGGGTTAGTTGTGGCGATTAATATAGAATTTGGATCGCTTAAACGACTCAAAAGCATCTGAAAGAAACTTTCCGGGCATAGGGTGGCTTCGTCGAGATAAGCAGCATACAAACTCATGCCTCTTATCTTCTGTTCTGCTCTTTCGTCGTTGGCTCCCACGAGATAAACTTTATGACCATAAATCTTGCATTCTCCCAGACCGCTGTTTAGTTTAAAGTCCTGGGGATCTACCATTTCCATGATTAAGTCTAGAATGTTCCTGCGTAGTGTACGCTCGGTTTTGGCTACCATTAGAAGGTTGGCATCCTTGGGAGCCATTGCAACGATATAGAGCCACCTAAGCAGGCTTACAACCGTCTTACCTGACCGAACCGCACCACACGCAATATTTATTCTAGCACGTGAATTAAGAAGAAAATCGCGTTGTTTAGGAGATAACTCCTTGGGTTCCATTTTGTTCTCTCTTATCCCTTAGATTTTTCGAGTTCTATAAACTTGATTATAGCAGATTTGCCTTTTCCTGTATCGTCATTGCCTTTGTTCAGGATCTCAAGAACTTTAACCGCTGGAACCAAGAGGGAACCAATACATCTAGGATCTGTCTTCCGGACGTCTTGCGCTGTAGTAAAACAAAGATCATAGATCTCTTGAGCACACTTTTGGATGTTCAAACCGGCTCTTGTTTTAGATTCGATAGCAGCATCTTCAATTACTTTGCAAATATGTCCATCTGCTTTGTGCCTATGAACAGACGAAGCACCAACCTTGAATTGTTTCGCAACGTTCCGAACTGATATTCCAGAAGCTAACTGCTTATCTATTTCTTCGCGAAACGGGCTGATACAGATGGTACATTTTGGCACACGTTAACACCTAGCTATTGATAATTGATAATAGAAGAGAAGAGACAGGCGGATAGGAGTGATAGGAACCGCCTGGCCATCTTTTTTGATGACTATCATTTATTACTAATCATATTTCGTAAATCTGGTAATCTGGGATGATTATTATCTACTTCTGGAGGTTGTAGAGGACTGGCTTCTATCAGAGCTCTGGTGCTTATCTTCGGTAATTCGTCGTACTGATCCGCCATCTTCCAATTCCTCAAACCATAACTTATAATTGGACTTGTGTTCCCGGTCTGGTCTGCTCAGATCCTTATAACTAGGGATTCCGAGTCTTTCTAGACCACAATGAGAACAAGTCCTGGATTGTCCTATCAAAACATTACAAACAGGACAAATCCATTCAGTAATAACGGGTGATCCAAACCTATATTTTGTAAAGATAGGAACCCAACCGCCTCGTTCGGGTTGTCCTTTAAAAGTTGACGTCCCGGAAATACCATCATCAGTTGAGACAGTCTGAATTGGCTGTGCAACCGACTCAGGCTCGGACACTATCATATTTAAGCCTCGGTAACATTTATATTATTCTCACAAGGGCCGAGTAAATGCGTCCTTAACCTCCAGCCAAAATCGGAATGATGGCAACTGTTTTCCCACATGGTTCGAGGCAGATCAACCTTCTCAACCATACCAAGAACCAGCATGTCCTCAAGAGCATTTCGAACGGTTCTGATGTGAATTCGTGTTAATGACTGCAATTTAGATGCCGTCATTAAATCTTCAGACATCTCTTTCTGAATAGCTAGAACGGTAGATATTCGAGTCATACCTTAACCTCCGATTGCCTCATATGGGCCATGAAAACCCCATAGTTGCAGCCTTCTTGCCACACATGGTGGTCATGCTTCGCCGTACTTTTAACGCCAATAACACCGTTTGTGTGAAGTTGTAAGGCAATACTCTTAGGCAACCTCAGAAATCTTGGCAATCCTTCCAGATCAGACGCTTTCACGCCATGCCCTTTTATTTTAACACTTAGATGTTTCAGTGCTCCGCCCATCTAAACCAGCCTCCTTCATGATCTTAGATTTTCGTTGATTGAACTCCTGCAAATCGAGCCATTCTTTGACCTGTAGGAGCCTCTTGGTCCTCTCTTCGTCACTTAAAACGGTTTGGTGCCTCATTGTCTCACCTTGATATCAGGAAAGTATTGGTGCTGGAGTTCGTCATAATCTTCCGGAGATATCCGGGTGTTCAGTTCTACAAACCTGCCTTTCTCGTCATCAGACCATATGATGATACCAGCTTTCATACCTGAAGAAAGAGAGGAAGCCATTACTGGCCTCCCTGTTCTGCTGCTGCCTCTTTCTTCTGGCCTTCTAGCCAATTGGTACCTTTGTCTTCCTTGACTCCTGGTTTTGCCTTAACTTCTTTCCGGAATATCTCATACGTCTTGTATTTCCTGCCTGGAGTTTTGCTTTTTTTCATACCAAGATAAACAATTCTCAGCAAATCCCCGGCTCCTACGCTCATATCGTTCAATATTCGATTTGCCATTGCATTCGGCCAAAAAGCAACATCTATCCCTTTGACCGTCTTTATAGTAAGTATCCTACGATCTTCTGGTCCCCTTTCACTATTAACCTTAATAATTTCATCTTTTACCAAAGCACCTTCAAGAATGGGCCCCGGCCAATATTTTCGACCATCTTCCTCGACTATTTTTCCTGGATCTCCTGCAACATCCGGCCCCCATGTGGGTATAAATTCAGTCTCTTTGGGTTCGTACTTTATCCATTGTGCATTGTCCATATCCGTTTGTGCTTCTTTCTTTTCCATTTCATTCATCTCCGTTCTATCGACGCCAAGATCCACAAGGATGCCTGGCTTGATCGTTTTGGGAGATCGTTTTATTCCCTTTTGTAAATAGTAACATGGATCACATTTGATTTCAGTGAGATCTCCCCGGATTGCCACTCCACAAGAACCACACTTATTGCCTTCCAGCTCAATGTCAGGAGATCGGGGCATTAAGTCCGCCTCATAGATTTCTTTTTGATTACAACCACCTTTTAAACAACTTTATTCTTCCCATGATTACATGAATTACATTCTGATAACTTCCTTCTAAAGAAGCTCTTTAGAGAAAATTACCAGACTTGAATTCATTAATTCATAAACCTCTCCCATATCGTCCTCTCGCGGGCGGAGCGCTGATACCATACCACATCCACCCGTACATCCCTCGCTTCCTGATTATTTCCTTCTCGCCTAATGCTTGGAGCATCGCTGCTGTGAATTTGTTCAGACCCAAAGGTTTCTTTCCTGTGTCATAACAAAACTCCTTGTACGAGTCATAAAGATCTGGTCCAAGCATAGACATTGTATCCTTGAACATACAAACTTCATCAATAAATTGTCGAACTGTATCATTATCAAGTCTATATTGCTTAACGGCGATGCACACACTCTTCGGATCGGCTAGATTTCCCAGTCCATTATATTCTTTTAATCCTCCCAGTGCCCAATTCAATATGCCCGAAAGTTCTTCTTTTAGCTTTTCCGCTAACATTGGGTCTTGCTTTTCTTTTGCTATACTGATTTTGTGAGGTATAACCCGGATTCTGTCCCAAGCAGCGTTTGATCGTTCGGTTATAGCAGGCTGGTTGTTTGCCGCAAAGAACAGTTTGCACGTCGGTTCGAATGTGAACATCTTCCCATACAATTCTCGGCATGTCACCGGGTCACCGCCAGTTATTCCTTTTATTGTATTCAATTCAAACAATTTACCTTCATCCGGTTCGGACGAAGTTACCAGCCTCATTCCGTAAAAAGGAGCTAAATCGTCCCGGACACCTTTATCATTTCTGGACTTCAGGAATGTACTAAATGCAGCATGATAGGCGTATTCTCCTAGAAGAGACCTGAGCACTTCCAAGACTTTTGATTTCCCGTTGTCCCCATCGGGCCCAAACATGAAGAAAAACGCTTTATCGCTATTCGATCCTGTTAAACATCGTCCGACGACTCGCTGTAGATAATCAATTAATTCTTTATCTTCTGCATAAATCTCGCCTAAAAACTTGAGCCACCGAGGGCAAGCAGCTTTTTCATCGAACTTATAACCCACGCATTTCATGAATCGGTCAAGATGACTATGTGGTTTCAGTTCAAATGTTTTAAGATCTAACACGCCATTTAACATGTTTAACTTGAATGCATCCTGATCGAATTCGAGTAAAGAAGCTGAAAAGTTTCGATTCTTACTTGCCAACGCCGTAGTAGCTACATAAACTGCATTGTTTCCACAGGAAGACGCAAACCCGGCCGCTTTCCTTCTTTCCTCATCATCATCTGTTCCCCTTGCGATTTCATACAAGATCTTAACTACATCGGCTAATGCTTTGGTAGCGGCCGTTTCGTCCCTTTCCCATTTAATTCCATTCCAATGAACCCAGTCCTTATACTCTCTAATATACTTCAAATCGTGGCCATGAAGTTCCACTAACCACTCTACATTGCCCTGATTATTTCGGGTCTTGGGGATTAATGATACATTGGTTTCCGATTCGGTTATAACTATAATCGGCTTCCCTAACTTCTCACCGCTTCTAAACTTCTGCTCGGACCCTTGAACAACTTTTCCATTAAGTTTGATGAAAGGCTTCTCGGGTTCGGGTATTTGTCTGGCTTTCCGTTTCCCTCTTCGCAGTCCGCTCTCTATAGTCGGCAAAATCTTTTCGGGCTCATCGTCTTCGGCAACACTTTCCAAAGCAGACCTTATTTCTGATTCTGTCAATAGCCCAACCGGTATAAACTCTGCAAGGGCGGCTGTAGACTTTAGAAGTTGATCATTCCTTTCTCCATTACATGCATTACGAACCTTCTGGACCTCGCCTTTTAATGCCACTTCCGCGTAATTCTTAGCAAATCGGTCGTCTTGATTGACTTTTTTTTGTCTACTTTCTCCAATCAATGATTCCAATCGTTTCGCGTTTTGTTCTAGCTTACCGTTCTTGGAAAACGTTATTCCCGCGTCTGTTAGGTCGGCAAGCAGCTTTGCCAGCGATATCTCAACCGGCTCTATTTCATTAATCGGCTTATAATCTACTTTTTCGCCGTTTTCTAGCACCTTCCAGCTAGGAGGTATTACTTGGTAAGCTCTTTCCAGTTTTACTTCTCCGACCGGCAGCCCATTCTTATAGAGCTTTATTTGAGCCTGATCAGGAGTTTTTCCATATTTTTCTAGCGTTTCCGGAGTTCGGTCTTTGCATAGAAATAGCATTCCGAATCGTCCGGGCCGAGTTTCCCATGTTAATGTTTTCGGAAATTTCAACCCAGCGAAGGCGCTGGGATCATCTTGATCTAATCCTATCCTATTATCGCCCGCTAATATACCGACGTTTCCCGGGTGCTTTAGGGCCTCTTGGAAACTATGCCCCTTCTTCTCCCATTCCCTCTCTGTGGGCGGAAACTTAATTCCGTTCGGTAACAATACAAATTTTCCGTTTGGTATATTAAAAACAGACGATATCATCATGGTTTCTCTCCATGTTCAAATCTGGCTGATAGAGCCGCATTTATGCCCGTATGAACATCAGTATTGTTTGTGAATCTGCAACAAATCATCGAAAGGGCAAATTCTCCCCTTTTTTCTTCGGGACATACAAAATTTACATCTACGAATTGATGACCCCCATTTCGATGTGTAACATAATGCGAATTCTTCCCGGGAGGGCCGAACACCAAAATTCCGGAATGGTTAGTTAGCTTCGAAAGTTCTAACAATTTCAAAATCTCTTCGTCGGTAGGTTTTAGGGCTTTAACTTCCAGCCAATGTCCCGATCCTCGTAGATGATATCCATAGGTTTTATCTTCTGGATAAGGTAACCAGAAATCTGGTAGATAATACCCCAATTCACCGAGATCGAATCCTTCCTTTTCATATTCGAACTCGATCCCCATTTTATCAAAAAACACGGCATATCGAGCCTCAAGTCTTGATCTGAACCGATAATTCTTGTATTGCGTCTCTATCGGTTTAATGGTCGAAGGAATACCACTCATCCCGATCCCTCCAATATCTCGATACTTTTATTGATATCAACCAATTTCATCCATAATTCCTTTCTAAGACTTTTCAGATCTTCGAGAACATCATCCGGATTGCTAAAGGAATGGCTGGATTCTTTTTTGGTTAACAGAGGATGTATTACAGCAACCCTTGCGTGCCTGTCCCAAACACATTCAACACATCCACAGATCCTAGCCTTCTCTGTGCCCTTGTAACAGATTTGGTTCAGGGGAATATCTTTGGCCTGAGTTGGCTTGTAGCAAGTGAAAGTTCCGTCTGGATTCATTCAGGCCAACCCCTGGATTATCAGCCAAAGTAGATATTGAATTAATTCAGCAGGCGTCATACCAACAGCTCCTTGGAGCACGGACACATTTCGTGCTTCCAATTGACTAGACAGAATGGGCCGTTTGCTTTGGCTGCTGGGTGGCTACAAATAACAACATTATACAATGCGTCTCTTTCTGGTTTCTCTGTATCTAATCGCATGTAAGCACAAGAGATAAGTGTCAATGAAAGCACCTCACAAACTGCTCAAGGCCACCCGGAACTTTCCGTCAACCTTGGCCAATACGATCTTCTGTCCTATCATTTTGTCTAGTTTGTCTGCTAATTCTGAAGGAACCTTGATGACATTGCCCAACATGCAAGGATAAACAAAATCATGGCCAGCGGCCCGCACTATATCATCTAGGACGCCGATGAGGGTACTTCCCTCTTGTAGACAAACGACATCCTCGTCTTCGGGCATGGGATAGAATCGATAAGTACCAACGGTGGATTCAGTGCTCATTATTAGCCTCCTATTTTGTTTCAGATATTCATGATTGTTCATACGTATAAGCTTAATCACCGGAAGAGCACCGCGAAAGTGAACTATGCTCCCTCCAGGAACTCTTTCTTGAGCAATGCATCAATATCTTTGATCTGTGCTATCATCCAATTTCGATCATTTCCCTTGATTCCAATTTCCCAAGCATAGCCTCCCTTTTGCCCCTTTTCTACTTTGATCGAATAAGGTTCCGGATTCGGGGCTTGTATATGCATAACGTTCTCCATACTAGAATCCTCCATTTCTATTTCTTAGCGTCTCGGCTTGTTTGCCTAATATCTTCAAGGCCATGATGTGCTTTGCCAACCATTGTCTAGTCATTTCCATCGTTATTTCATCTCCTGCGTATCTATCTCTTCATTGCTGACTTTTGCAATGATATTATCCATTATTGCTAAGTCGTCACGAATTCTTTTCCTCAAAGACTCTAATCCTTGTAGCAACTCACTCATTTCGTCTCCTTCCAGACTTGACGATCTTCTTCAAGCATGGCTCTTAGTCCAGAAATGATCAGGTAGCTAAACCAACCTATTAACCCGATTGCAAGCAACCCCAACATTACCATGTAGTCCATACTTTTTCACATCCTCGTCTTTTCACTCCCTCGTAGCGATTGGCCGCGCGGGATTTATGAAAGATTAGTATTTGGTTTGGCTATCCAAAAAGGTTTAGACGCGATTAAGCGTCTTTACCAGAATATTAGATACCTAGAAGGCTTCCTACGCCCGCATTTGCACGGGATTGGCCGAACCTGTCCACACTCGCAGTAGCATAAGCATTAGAGATGGCTATGGTCTTAGGTACATTATAGTACTGAATCCAAGCATCTCGTCCATTGGTCGGAGTGTACGCGTAACCTTCCATGTAAGACTCAGCGTTATTGCTAGCGGGTACTATGAATTGACCAACTTTAGCCGAAGAAGAAACCGAACTTGCGATTGCCTGAGAACTCATGCTAAGTCCCTTCATGTTCACAGCTTGCCCCCCATTGTACCAGGTTCCGAAGTACGTTTCTGCTTGCCAGCCCTTAGCGTTGTTCGAAGCATAGGTATGAGTCCAGAAATCGTATCCGCCGTATGCCGCTCCTATAGTCTCGCTTGCAGTAGCTATATTGGCGCTCACAGACGCGGTCTGAACCACGTTTGCCAAGCTTAATGGTGTATTGTAGTTGTAATTGTAAGAATACAAATTCGTACTAGCAGATAGCCTGGTTTTGGTATTTGTTGCGCTTACGGACGCTTGAACGTCATTGTAATTGTCTAATGCGCCTGTGATACTGAACGTCTGCTTACCGGTTAATGTTGCCGTATCCATCGTTGATGGCCTTGATGGCGTCAAGAGCATTGAGTACTTGATATCATGAGCGAAGGGTACTACAAATAATACTTCTACTCTTTTGGTGCTGTCTGCGATTGCATAATTACAATTGACAGATCCATCAACCACATGAAGAGCTCCGCCTGCTGAGGTGATAGCTCCAGTCGCGGTTCCCGTTAAACTATTTCCTCCAGTGATAGTTGTTCCCACTGCTCCCACTGCTGGAATAGCTGCCAGTACCAGCATTAGGGCCACAAGCCCGTACAATACTTTACTCATTTCAATCACTTCTCTTGTTTCCAATATCATATCTAGGAAACTATAATTTTCATAATCGGTTCGTAGAACTTGCATTCTTCAACATTCCACTTACCGACACCACATAGGCATTCATCGTGGTCTAAGGCGCATTGCTGACCTTTGCAATTCTTACAAGTCTTAGCAGCCATCTTCAAGTCACTCGATCGAAATCGTTGGTGTTCTGTTCTTCTGATGGTACAGAGGGATTGCAACTTTCGCATCCCTCGGATTCATCGCAGTAATCGCACCTCATTTGAGACATTCAAAAGCCCCATTAATTCCAAATGCGATTAATATTATAGTCGAATTGTTTTGCGTCCCAGCAGTCAGCAGGTCCACATTTTCATTCTGAAACATAATGTTGCCCTTTTCGACTAATGGTCCCGGATAAACTCTGTCCGACAGTCCATTTCCATCGACTGTATTCCAGGTCGCTCCAGCGATACCGATTCCTGCTAGCAGCAGGGCCAACACAACTATTATGGTTTTCATTTTCCTCCATTCCTCATTTTGTAACAGGGATTGGCCGGGAGTCGAAAGGAGCAGGAGGAGGTATAGGGGTGAACGCCCCCCGGCCTCATTGTTTCGGATTATTCCTCCTGTCCTGCTAACACCTACATGCACTCCTCACTATAAATACTTTATGCTATTGCAAAGTTAACATAAAGTTTATAAGTGATAAAAGCAAGTAGCTACTATGCAGAGACTAAATATAATGGTATCGGACGAAAGCAAAGCTATACTGAAGAAGTATCAACATGCGAAAGGATTCGCGAAGCTGGATGATGCACTTGATGCACTAATAAAGGAGCAAAAAGCCATTGGAGCCGATTAAAATGGGACATCACGCAAACAGTACCAGTTTTGTAAAGGGACATCGGTTGAATGATGAACGAAAACGAAATGAAAATGGACAATATATGCCAAAATCAAGTCGGTGGGCCAAACCAATTGATCCGAAGATTCCAATTGTAGATGAGGAATTTAAAGAACTATTAAGGACATTAACAGAGGACGAATATAAAGGACTGGAAGCAGATATAGTGAATCATGGTATCAAAGATCCTATTGCAGTATGGTCAGAAGAGAATATTGTGATAGATGGTCATCACAGACTCGCAATTGCGCAATCACAAAACCCCCCGCTTCCTTATGAAATCAAAACCATGTCTTTTGAAAATCGTACAGAAGCTAAGATTTGGATTCTGGAAAACCAGAAAGGCAGAAGAAATCTGAATACTCTAGAAATGACCGTAATCATCGGCATGGACTATGATTTGCATAAGATGAGAGACGAAGAGAAAGCTAAGATTGCTGTCGCCGCCATGAATGCCGCTAAGCAAGACGATTCTCTTAGGGGTCAAATTGACCCCATAGAAGACACAAGCCACAAAACCGCCAAAGAAGTAGGCGAGAAATTTGGCGTAACCGAAAAAACAGTTCGGCGAGCATCTGAATATAAAGCCGGAATTGATGCTATTAAAGCAGAAAATCCGGATAGAGCGAATGATATTCTAGGCAAAAAGGAGTTTGCCGCTAAAGAGAATATTAGAGCAATAGGAAAAATGGCCGAAGAATCGAAAAAAGAATGTGTTGAAGCAATAGCGAAAGGGGATTATGTTGATGTAACTGTACGACGTTATCGGGGAACCAAAGAACCAACGCACGAAGAAAAGATAATCGCGAAGCAACATAATATCCCAGTGGAAAGTGTCCAATTCGCGAAGGAATATGATATACCGGTAGAAAGGATGAGGACACATGAACAGTTAGAAGAGGACGAACGAAATGCAAATCATGCATGTGGTAATATATGGGACGGTCTATATAAGTGTACTTGTAGCAAAAAGTTTAGATTTGAAACGTTTTTCTCGGATATCAGACCGACAACATGCCCAAATTGCGGACAAATAGGAAACATAACGGAGGCTTAAAACATGGTATTTAAAATGGATAAAGCATGTAAAATAAAAAACAGGGCGGCACATGCAGCATTAAATAGACTTGAGATATGTCTAGTAGATGATCTCGAAAGCAATGATAAAAAAAGAATCGTGGCTACACAAAACGCAATTAAGAATATGAAAACGTTCATATTGCTGATAGAAAGTGACCCGATAATAGGAAACTTGGCAATTTCAGTTGCCTTGTGGTGGAACAAACTACCAGGTAAACTGAAAGACTCTAGTATAATTGAATTCAAGAACATCCTAAAAAATAAAATCGACCCCAGAACACATAAAAAATTAAATAAGTACGGAATTACTAAACCAATGATAAAATGGTTGGTTGGTATATCAGAAAATAAATCAAAACATATGGTCCTCTTGAACCAAAAAGAGCTAGAAACCTTAGATACTATGAGAATCGCTGCATTAGCAATTTGTGAAACAGAGCAAGAAAAGGACAATATAGTAAAATTAATAAAAAAGATCAGAGGAATTTAAAGTTATCACATTTCTAGAAATCGGCAGGAGGTTGGCGATGGACCAAGTGAATGGATGTCAACATGTATGGTGTTTTAACTCTATGCAAACGGGAGAATTTCCACATGGTCATTGGTGGTGTACGAAATGCAAAACACAAGAAAAATATGATTGGATTTGCCCCACATGTGGAAAAAGAGGATGATACCTGACTCTATCGTCGATTTCTCCCAGGATCTCCAGCTTAGGGGCCTAGCCAAAGTCTCAAGGAACGTTACAGAGTGGCATGTGAAGAGATTCCTTGTGTGGGCCACTCAGGAAGGCATAGATGCCTCTTTAGGCCAGAGAATAGACCTTCTATTATACCTAAACTATCTTCGATCCAAGGGCCTCAAGACGGCTTCCTTAAGCAACAACTATCTAAGGCGAGCTGGAATGTCTCGCGAATTTATCCAGGAGCTGAGGGGCGACGTGCGAAGAGACGCCATAGATATTTATGATCATATAGATAAAAAAGAATTGAAAGAAAGCTATCTTGCTCACATCCCTCAACTGGGAATCTAGTCCATGTCTAAGTTTATTTCTAAAACGACGTAGATCAACTTAGACCTTGCTTAATTTTCTCGGCGTCTAGCTCCATCCTTCGACAATCGATCTCTCCGCCGATCTCATTAAACCGGTTCTGGAGATCTTCAATAATTGCGATACAATCCGTGATTTGGTCTTTTTCTGCCAAAAGATACCTCTCGGCGACTAGGTCTAGTCTCTCCGGGCGTGCCCATTCTGCTAAACCGTTCCGAGCTTTACCATAAGCGTCCTTGACAGCATTCAGATTCTTGGTTGCCGTTCCAATTTCATCTCTTAAGTTCTTCAATTGAGCAAATAGTTGTCTATTGCTCATCTCTTCTACTGACATTTGTTTTTCGTTCGACATAACAAACCTCTAGGTCTTGATCAAGAAATGAACTGCCTTGGATAGTGGATAATTGTTATTCGCACCATTTTCTAAGTTACCATCATGAGGATGAGCATTGCCTGTACCACTACCGGCATAATCGCTAAAACTTCCCCATTGGTATCGTCCTTCTTGGTTCTCAGTATAAGAGTTGCAATACGCCGTTCCTGCAGGGTAGTGATCAGTGAAATTGTGAGTATGGATCGCCGTTTCGGCTTGCGTTAGGACATGAGATCCTACTTGTATTGTACCTTCCCAAGTGCTGGCGGCGTGCCCTCCAGAAGTTCTGACGTTATATGATCCGCCTAATGGAAGTTTGTCTCTCATGTCTGGTGTTCCACCGGCACCATTACAGTATAAGAACCCTTCTGGAAAGGGCACTCCTCCGGTTGCCTGAGTAGACGATACTACGCTTACTTTACCAGATCCATTATTTCCCGTTGGATATGTAATGCCCCATAATTGGGATAGACCGGCGTCTGCTTGTAGTTTGGCTTTTATCTGTGCCGCCGTTGTCGAATTATTTATAAAAAACACAGTAGTCAAATGGTCAGATCTTGTAATAGATAATGAGGTACCGTACACATATCGTATAGATTCGTCATTTCCTGTCTCACCTGCAACTTTCCAAGTCCAGGTAAGTTCTGAGTTGGAAGTACCTATATGAGTTGTTACCGAGGCAAACGTTATATTTCCGTGCCACATAATTACCGTGCTTGTGGGTACCGATGAAGCAAGCAGTTCATCTTTTGTCATACCGTTTAAGGTATCAGCATTTTGGCCGCTTCCATGTCCTCCGCCAGGATAAGCATAGAATGTGCTAGCATATTCTGAAATACTATAATAGTCAGCGGAATGATCTACAGCCAACATTTCGGTTTCTAATATATCTACTTGAGACTCCAGATGAGCCAAATTATCAGCAGATAACGGTATAGTTTCATTCCAGAAAGTTTTAATATAGCCCATCTTTTCACCTCGGTTAACTTATTTTCTCGATTATATATAAAGCATAATATTGAGGCAGGTTTGACGATGGCGCGGTTGCTGACCAATATGAACCATCATGAATATGCCCACCTCCTCCGACCGTTGAAGCGGTAACAGCAATTTGAGAAGGGGTAATATCATAGCTCGATTCGGTTCCGCCTCCATAAACGGCTTGGAATTGAGTTCCGGTGGCATGATAATACTCGTTAACCCAATGATGATGAGCTGGGACTTCGTCTATTGTTAAAGCATGAGCGGCAACATAAATATCGCCGCCAGGAGTAACCGAATTTGCCCCATAAGTAGTGCCTATAGCATGGGTGGTACTACTGCCCATCGGAAAATAGTTTCTCATGTCTAATGTGCCACTATTACCATCGGCAAGCCGCCACCCGGCCGGGATGTTACCCAAAATACCATCCCAGCAGGCCATAGTACCGATTGGTAAGGAAGCGGCCATACCGATCAGACTAGAAGCATGGAACCCTTGGAGCATGTCTGCGTTACAATCTTTTCCATTAACGGTTGACCAATATCCAGTATCGGCTAATGTTTTACTCAAATAAGTATCGTCGTGCGTATGATCTACTGTATCAACTAAAATAGATTCGGATATGGTCTCAAAAGTGTTCATAGCTCGTGCTGATATCTCGTCTCCTATTACCAAATTTAGTTTAGTATAAATCATCAAAAATGCCTCAAGTCTTTTTCATGTACTGCAAAATCACGTAAGGAGGAGTATGATCGATCTGGTTTATCGTAATGTTGTTATCATGACTGTGCCCGGAACTAGCAGCATAAATTCCGGCTGAATTTTTGGCATTGTCGGTATGAGTAAACTCCGATCCATAAGCATAACATAGATGCTGATTACTATCGTTCTTTCTATAAGAAGCTATAATAGAGTTTTGCCATTCATTAAAGGCATGTGTATGCGAAGGCATCTCGGTATCTGCTAATCCATGAGGCATTATTGTTCCCAATGGGTCTGTTGCAGTCATATACTGGCTTCCCCCACTGTTTTTTACAGCATAAGTTCCACCCGCTCCAACCAAGAATCTGCCGTCCATGTTGTTGTAAGTATCCCAACCGGTAGGCAAAGTATATCCGGTACCGGCATACATAACAATAAGACCAGTAGGTATTGAAGTTGAGACTATGGCGTCTGCGGTATAACCATCAAGTTTACCGGCATTCATGCCACTACCGATACCTTGGTGCCCGGACCCGAAGAATCTATCATCGGCCAGAGTTTTAGTATAATAACGAGCATCATGCCTATGAATTAAAACCGGTTCAATAGATCGGTCGTATTGGGTCTCTAACGAATTCAAAAAATCTAATTTTTGGATCTCGGAAAGAGAATGTTCTAACCAAACATTTGGGGTATATACCAAGTTGTTCCTCATATTTGTGGGCATTGCACCAATAGGAGCAACTGGCATGGCGGCCTTGAAAGCATTCAGACTATCGGTGGTGGTTTCAACCCGCCAATCAAGATCCCACCCATCACCTGAATAATGCTCTTCGAACCAGACTAAACAAGAAATTCCGGGATATTTGGTACCCATGTTTTGGAACGTTGTGGTAATCCAGGTAGGTTTTGATCCGCCTGACTCCTGGCAAGAACATTCGCAAACAATTAGTGGTTTGCTTGTCTTTGATATCAAAGCATTATACGAATCCAGGAATATCTGATCAAATGTTTGCCATATATTGCTATCATAAGTGCCCCAATTGTATCCATCGATACCTATCCAATCAACATATTGGTCTCCCGGATAATATTGAGTCCATGTGTCGAGCATAGCGGTTTCGTTGGTGGTGTTATTAGGACACCAGACCCATTTTAGGTTTGTGGCGTTATTCGCAATTGCCTTATCATGAAGATATCGCCAAGCTTGGATGAACTGGCCGGTTGTATTTTCGTTTACCCCCTCAGACCAGGCCATCCAATTGCCATTCATTTCATAAAGAGGCCGGAATAGGACTGTATAAGGCAACGCCGCTAACGCCTCGAACCAAGCATTGATCTCGGTATCCCAGGACCCATCTAAGATAGTAGACAATTTATATTCTGGTTGGGTGGGACCGCTTGTGGTTGGATCGCAAAAGTCCCAAGAGAACATAATTCTTCGGTCGGTTGTATATGGTAAGAAATCAGATATATAAGTTTCGTAAAGGGATAGATAATTAATGTTCCAATAGTAACTAAATAAGTTAACTTTCCTACCAATAATTGTCTCAAAACTATCTATATCTTGAGAATAAGATCCAAGATACAACACCATTTAAGTCCACCCCTTTATCTCTGTGAAAGTTATTTGTAAAGTTTCCAATCCGGTTTTGTTTCTTACGTATTCCTGTTTATCTAGTTCTATGCCACTTCCTGGAATCGAAGAACATTGTTCACCGCCCCACAAACCGAGATGACTTATATTTCCCACGGCTTCACTTGCGGCAATGAAACAAGTTACAAAATCTCGGTCGGTCTCGTTTTCAACAGACAAAACCGATTTTCGGAATATTTCTATTCCATCTCTATAAATCGCCACATATAACCATCTATCCACAACCGCGAATCCGGGTATAAGGGGTTCGCCGGGCAAGACCGAATCAACCTCAGAATATGCGAATGGATTGGGATAATCCGTCAGATACCAAGTATTCATTAATCCTAAGTAAACAAGAACGTTTGCTTCGTTTATCGTACCAAGTTCTATAATGCCCGTCCTGGCCGCTAGATCCCTATCTACATAGTAGTTCTCCCAAGCCGTGTCCGCCGGGCCGTCACATGCAGTAACATGATAAGAAAGAACTCCTCCATCAGTAGTTATACTTAGATCTGTGATTAGATACTCTTTTGTAGGTTGAGAAGCGTCTGGCAGTATGGTTCCAGCGGCCAGGTATTTCCCGATTTCTTCCACCGTTTCGAATTCTATTTTTTCAGCATCTCTAGAATACCTAGCCAATTTAGCTTCACAAGCGTCTATAGCTGCCGCCTGAGTCGTTACCATTGTGCCGGTAAGTACAGATTCAACGATGCCAGATGTCCCATCCAATAAGGCTCTGATAGTTATTTCTTCAAAATCTGAAGCCGCGTTTATGACATCATAAAGACCATAATATTCTATGTGCCATGTATCAGTCAATTCCAAGATGGTTCCAGTATTGTCTTGGGTGATTGTGTCTGAGCCTTCATTCCAATAGAAATCATGACTGCCATCCGGATCGACTTGACCAATTCCAACGGTTTTCCCAATCCCATTAACTGCGATAATTGGTTGACTGGCTAGTTGACGACCTACCTTGAAAGTACGGTTGCTTCCGTCTCCTTTTTGTTCTTCGGTGATTAGGTTAGTAGTACCCTTACCACCGATTAGGAATTGACGATTCCTGTAAGAATTGTTACCTTTTGTTAAGGCGGCTAAGAAAGGAGTTGCTGTTTTGGTAGGTATAAACTCGGATATATCATAATCACATGTATACGTGGATTGGGGCACGAAATAGAGTTTTTTCTCTTGATCTATGAACCAAATGAACCCGGAATATTCTGACAAAGAGTTTAAGGCATCAGTGGCGGTACAATAACCGGCCCGAAACTCTTTGACCAAATCCCCATCATCAACCTGTCCAATGGTAACACCTTCATCTATCAATATAGTACTAATTATTAATTTTACGATATCTCCTGCCAATTGGTTTGATACTGCTAAATATACTAATCTTTTGTCTAATAGCCACGTCCAATCAATAGCAGTAATAGTATGAATCCGACAGTCAATTGGGCCTTCCAACCGTTGGACTTTAACACCACCACCAGACGCAATAACGCCCGCAAAAATTATGTCATAATCTTCATCGCGAATAGTAACTACAGAACCTTCAACAAAATCTAGTATTGATGTAGCATCATAAACTTGGAAATCTACTGTTGACCTATGATCAGAAGAATGATTTATACTGAAATTGTTTAACAATATTATAGAATCATGAAAATTACATTCCTCTACCCAGGTCCCCTCTGGATCATCGATCCATCTTGAAAATGGATCAACTTCCCAAGTGTCTTGATCAAAACATTCTGTAGAACCAATAGTGACAGTAAACATTTAAACCCTCAAGAATGTTTAATCAAAGCATCTACTTGTTTGGTATCTGGCATGCCTTTCCATTGAGCAAACTTCTTACTACATCCCCGGAACTTTTCGGCCATTGATATCAGAAAATCAATCTGTCGTACGTGAGTCGGTTCTTGGTCAAGAGACAGCATCTCCGATTCAAGATTCAAATAATTAGTAACCTCTACCTGAGCCACCGTCCCATTTATTCCTATTTGGCTAAAATATATTTGGTTTCCTTCGTCGATAAATCCGCTGTGCGCGCGAGCAGCGTTAAGTCCTTGCTCGAACGCTTTTGTAATATGATAAGCTTCTTCCTCGGCCTCAAAATCCAGTTCATCAAAATCTTGTAAGTTGTTCTCTTTCATAACAGATTCGTACTGAAGACTATAATTGGTCAATTTGCGTATAGCTCCGCCCACGTTCTCCATGATACAAGATATTTGCCATTCCAGTTCTTCGATTTCTAGATTTGTTCTTTGCTTTTCAATCGAATCAACAGATTTAATAAGTTTAATTCGTTTCTCTTCAACATCTATTTTCTTTTTCTCAATAGAATAATATGCCTCTCCCAGAGCCAATCTGGTATTCTTCATTTCGGCTAGGATCTGCCTTAAGTTCCGTATAGGAGTGATATGCGATACGGTAAGCATATTATCCATGAATTGAGATTGGGTCTTCTGGAATAATTGGGTTGCTCGTTGGATTTCTGGGAAACCCCGATCTATGATATTAAGCATGGGAGTGTATTGGTTTTCAAGCGATATTTTTCGTTCAAAAGGTATCAAGTTGTTCATCATAATCCCCCATGACTATCTGAACATCCTGCCGAGTTGTATTTTGCGACGGTGAGATTACCAAAGTCAGTAGCATTTCCGAGAGTTGCTATGGTCACATAATCAATTGTGTCGGACGCGGCTGCGATATATCCTCCGCCGAATACGCCACGAATGGAAGACGAACACGAAGCGTTACCATACCTAGCAACCGACAAATTGCCAAAGTTAGTAGCATTTCCGAGAGTTGCTATGGTCACATAATCAATTGTGTGAACCGCGGCTGCAACGTATCCTCCACCGAATATACCACGAACGGAAGACGAACACCCGGCCAGGAAATATCTTGCTACTGACAAATTTCCAAAGGTAGTAGCAGCTCCAGTGGTCGTGATAGTCACATAATCGATGTAGGCAACATATGTTGTAGTTTTTCCTCCACCAAATATGCCACGAACCTTAGACGAGAGGCCAGCCAAATCAGATCTTGCATGTGACAAAGCTCCAAATGTAGTAGCATTTCCGAGAGTTGCTATGGTCACATAATCGATTAGACTTGATGGCCCCGTGGTATATCCTCCACCAAATAAGCCACGAACTGAAGAAGATAAACCAGTAAGTTTCTCTCTTGCGAGCGTAAGGTTTCCGAAGTCAGTAGCATTTCCGAGAGTTGCGGTAGTCACATAATCGATTACATCAGAGAAAGACGACCCAGCATTTCCGCCCCCAAATATGGAACGAACTGAAGATGATAAAGCAGCAAGTGAATATCTAGCTAATGTTAGGTAACCAAACGAATGCGCATTTCCCGTCGTAGAAATGGTTATGTATTCTATAACGCTTATTAATGTGGAAGAATTAAGTTGTCCTCCTCCAAATAACCCACGTCCAGCTGCTGCCGCCGTGGCCAGGATGTGACCAATACGATTTATATAGTTCATGGAATCACGAACACCAAAGACATGGTTAGATCAACAGCATCATCATTTGAACCGGCGGCATCAGTTACTATCTCGATGGCCTCACCATAATTAATATCATAATTTGTGGTATTTATTCCTACCACCGTTGGAGTCCAAGTCACTGCAAAAGTAAGACCGGCATTAGTGTTATCCGTTCCTACGACCGACCCAGCAATAGACGCCGTACCATGAGACTGATTCGCCCCGGTATCTGCGATTCTTACAGTATGATTGATTTGGACACAGTAAGCCTTAGTCAACCCCCACCTAAATTTAGTGTGGCCATCGGTTGCTAAGAGAGTAGTATTAGCAGCGTCCGCAAAAGCACCAGGAATGAAGAAATCTACTTGAGTCACCCGCGTTGGGGTAGACCAATAAAGTGATGTTATACTACCACCTAAGGGAGCTCCTGCCAAAGTCAATAAGTTTGAGGTTATGGCAGTTACAATACCGTAATAGGTTGTTCCCCCAATAATATATTTTAGACCATATCCTATAAATATCGTGCCGGTAAGGTCCGCGGTCATCGTTAAAGTGGAAGTAGATGCTGGCGTTGCTGTAAAGTGAGTTTCTTGTGTCCAAGCAGAACTTCCAGCACTAACGCCGACCTCGGATTCAACTCCTCCGCTTGTCTTTTTATAGAGTTTATCATCTGACTTGAAATATAATTTTGCTCTACCAGAATTCGGTGATGCTGGTGTAGCCACTTCCAAAAGATCAAAAGCAATCTCTCCACTTATACCGGGTCCTACTTCAGATTCTACACCAGCCGACGTCTTCTTATATAGTTTGTCATCAGTCTTAGAATAAAACATTAATCTTCCGGCCAAAGGAGTGCCGGGGGTAGCAACTTCGGCCAAATTAAGTGCCGTCTCTCCTGAGAAGTCGCTCATACCCACCAGAGTTTCAACTCCAGCGGAAGTTAATCTATATAGTCGTTCGTCATTGCTTTTTGCATAAATACGAAGTCTTCCGGCTTCCGGATTCTCTGGAGTTTCTATCTCCAACAAGTCTAATGATTGCTCGCCCGATAATGCATAATCGTCTAATAGTTGGAAGTTGGAGGCCAAGGTAGCTATGGTATCTCCCTTTTTATCTCCAATAAGAGGCAGAGTCAACCCGAATTTAGAAGTAGTCATTATCTTAGTCCTCCGGTCTTAATTTTAATGTCTTTTACGGCATGTGGCATGATAGCCCTTGCCAATATCTTTGAATCTAGCACGATGGTTAGGGTTCGGTCTCCTCCGCCGATTGCGCCACCGCTAGAACTTGAAGAACTTGGTTGTGACTGATCGGAAAACTCTGGGAGGATGGATGCCAATATTCTCATACCCGCGGCTTTGTCGTCAAGAGGTACGATGGCTTCTCTACCAGCTTCTCCGATCTTCCTTATGGTAGCTTTTGAAAATATGCCTCCTTCTGCCGAAGCCGGGAAATCACTAGGATCTGCATTAGTCATCCAGACGGGCCACGTAGGAGCATTCGGACCATTCAGATATTGGTTAAGTCCGGAAGCACCTCCCTGATACCAAGCATTAGCACCATAATAAGATCGTGAAAGAGAAGAAGCAACCGTATCCATAGCAACCGTAGCCTTTGAAACAGAAGATACCATCTGAGCCGAAGCACTCACGACCGATGCACCAAACGTGACGCCTGCTCCGATTATTATCTTTCCGGTAGAATCTACTCCAGTAGACCATATGCCTCCTCCGGTATTAATTGCCGTTATCCAGGAATCCTTAGAAGTATTAACTCCGCCTCCCCATATGCTTGTTCCATTAAGTACCGAATCGTTCCAAATACCTCCCGCCTTTGCCGAAGCATTGGTTGTATTATTTGCTGCGGCATTGCTAGCTCCAACGGTTGTATTCCCGGCTTGTTGAGATGTACCTAAAGTGATGTTTCCTGTCTGTTGGGCCACTCCTAGAGATCGGGTGGCTATTTGGTTCTGAAGATTGTTTTGAGCATTGATATTGGCCAGATTGGCTGACATGTCCATCTGATTGACCTGAGTAGCTCCCTGGAGACCAATCTGGGATTGTTGCCTGGCACTCAAAATGCCTGTCTGAGAAGCTTGAGTGGCCCCTTGAGTAAGGGTTCCGACCGCTTTAGTCATGCCTTGATCTAATTGGTTTGATGCTGCTGTATTAAGGGTAGATTGTGATGGAGTAAACCTTAGACTCGGATCTGGTTTAACAAATGCTATACAAGTTCCCGAGTCGTCATAAACGGCCTTGAATGCTGCTTCATCTAATACCGAATCGTTTTGTGCTCCAGGAGTAAACTTTAGACTCGGATCTGGTTTAACGAAGGCTACACAGGTACTAGAGTCATCATAAACCGCTTTGAAAGCTGTTTCATCTAACACTGAATTGTTTTGTGCCGCTGGTGTGAATTTGAGGCTCTTATCTGGTTGAACATATGCGATACATGTTCCCGCATTATTATAAACAGCAGCAAAATCATTTCCTTTTAATGCCGGACTGGTTGACAATCCTCCACTTGCGCTGGTCTCTCCGCCTGTACTGCCTTCAGCATTATAACCTCCATTCAGCCAACCCGAATCATTCGGAGGATTATTTGAAGTTAAGGGCACAGAGCCAGAGTTTCCTACGCCTTTTGCTACTGATAACGATCTAGCAAAATCCGATCCAGCCATAGAACTATAAAAATCTGCAAATGTTCTGGATGCCTGTTGAGCACCAGCGATTAACTCATTGCCAGCAGCGGCACCGTCAGATTTTAACCCACTTCCGGTAGCTGCTCCGTCAGACCTGAATTGAGATCCTGTCGAAGCACCATCGGATTTGAATTGGTTTCCTGCTGCTGCGAACTGCTGTTGAGCTACAGAACCTATTACTGCTATCTTCTGTCCTGTTTCAGTAAAACCAGTTCGCAAAGCATTTCCACCGGCTGTAGTGCTTGCTACCCATTGTCCGCCAGCTTGAGCAAATTGCTGCTGAGCCACGCTACCTATAACAGCTATCTCTTTGCCGCTTGCCGTAAGTCCTATCCTAACTGCATTTCCGCCATCTCTCGTAAAATTGGCACCAACCTGAGCACCAAGAGATAAGGCGGTTCCTGCTGCTTCACTATATTTCTGTTGGGTTTGGCCAGCGGTGGTTGCGGCCTGGGTTAGAGCCGTTGCCGGTTTGCTGAAATCTATTGTATTCCATTTGTCTCTTGATGCATCGATTGCCGTTGACCAATTTCCAGCCGTAGAAGTTACGTCGGTTTTGAATGTGGTTGCCGCCTCTGTGACTTTTTGGGAACTGGTTTCACCAGCATCTTTTGTCTTTTGGGCAGCCGCAATCGCTGCATCACATTCAGCATCCCAAGCAGTTTTCTGCTTACCCATTCCATCGGATTGTAAATCGTTCCATTTGAATAAGTCGGAGGTTGTGCCTTTCAAGGATTTTGCGGTTTCAGAAGCAGCATCAGAAGCCGCTATAAAGTTATCTAAAGCTTTGTTGCCTTCCGGAGTGTTAGGAAGACCTCCTGGATTAGTAGCAGCGGGAGCGTTATTGCTCGTTTGCCAAATTCCTTGATTGTTTTTATAATCCGGCCGATTGACAACATCAGGATTGGTGGGGGTTAACGCATTTTTAATATAATCCACGAATGAATTCAAATCTTGCACACTATAAATTCCCAGAGACTGAGTGGTATAACTTCCGACCTGACCACCCGCGGC